TGCAAATGTTCCTTTTGTAGTAACTTCCATTGCATCAACCCAAGTTGCTGTTGGTGCTACTGTGATTTATGTTGGTGACACAACCAGAGTTTCTACTGCAAGTTCTATTAGTGTCGGAAGCATTATTAATGGAACTATCGTTGCTGTAGCAGCAACTTCTGTCACCATTGGTTCTGCATCAACATCAGCAAGTATTATTTCTGTAGGAACGGCTGTTACTTTTAGTAATCGCACTTCTGCAAGCAAACTTTACCTTGATCTTCCTTCTGGTGTCGTTGGGACTATCACTGACTTCTCTGGTGGTGCTACAGTATTTAAGACTCTTGCTGGACTTGCATATAATGTTGGTGGGGCAGGAACAACCGGATCTGTTGGTATTGGAACCACAACATTAACTGTAACTGCATGATATGATTTTTAATGAATTGAATGAAGATAACTTTCTTTTATTTGCAATTAAATATTATGAAAATCCTCAAGCAGTAACGCGAGAAGACTTTGATAAAGATTTAAATCACTTTAAGTATATTAAGAGATTGTTGAAAAGATATAAAAATAGTGGAGATCTAAAGGTTCATTTGCTTTTAAATCATTTTATTATTCTTTACAATATATTTGGCGAAGCTACCACTCCTATGCTGTTTTTTAAAATTGAAAAGGATTTGTGGCCTTATATGAAATCTTTTATTATGTTTCTGGGAAAATTTCCAGAATATCCAAAATCTGATATTCACAATATTCAAGTTGATATTAACTGCCTCTCTCAACTTTATAAAATCTATAATGGAAAAGAAGAAACTTGATTGGATTATTAGCATTATTAGAGAAGAGATGATGGCAGCAAATGCTCCAGGTTCTCAAGGTGGATTTAGTGGATCTGCAAATCCACAAGGTCCGGTTGCCGGATTTGATCCTACAATAAAACCAAAAAAGTTTTTTAAGGGAAAGAGAAAACCTTGGTTAGATTATTTAAAGAATAAATAATCACAGATGATAATTTATACCTGCAAAGTGCTCCTTATTTAACATACCAACTTTGCTCATAAAAAAATGTCAGAAGAAATCGTAAAAGTTGCCGTATTGGAACAAAAGTTTGCTGACTTTGCAAATATAGTCAACAAACTTGATGATGCGATTCAAAAAATGAGTGAAGTTAATACGAATGTAATTAAAATGCTTGCAGTTCACGATGAAAAGATTGAGTATGGACAAAGAACCGATGATCTAATTCTCAAAATGCTTGATAACCTTAAAGAAGAAAATCAAAAAGAGCATAAAAAAACATCAGATAGAATTGATGGTTTGGAAGATCAAGTTGGTGAAATTTCAAAAATCAAATGGATGACTGTTGGTACTGGAGCAGTTCTAACCGTATTAGTAGCACTTTTCGCAAGTTTGGCATCTGGTTGGTTCACTCCAAGTGGAATGGAAGATCATCGTCGTATAGAACAGACTCGTATAAAATAAATTAAATCTTGACAAGATTGCATAATCTGTTATACTGGTATTAATGATTATCTTTTTATTATGGATTTTATTGATGTAAAATACATCAATCTGATTTCTGCTCGTTTTCAGAAGTTTAAAAGAGTCAAGAATAATCTTTATAACTTTCGTTGTCCGATTTGCGGAGATTCTCAAAAAAACAAAAGTAAGGCACGAGGGTATTTGTATCAGGTCAAAAATAATACAAACTTCAAGTGTCACAATTGTGGTATCAACATCTCTTTTAGCAATTTTCTAAAACAGATTGATGTAGAGATTCACAAACAATATTCTTTTGAGAAGTTTAAAGAAGGACACACCGGTAAAAACTTTGTGGTTGAAGAACCTAAATTTGAATTTAAGACTCCTGAATTTAAATCAAAGATGGATTTACCAAGAGCATCTGAAAACTCAAGTGCATCTGGATATTTACAAGGTAGAAAATTAAATCCAGATAAGTTTTATTATGCCGAAAAGTTTAAGAAATGGACAAATTCTCTTAAACAAACATTTGATGATACGAAATATGATGAACCAAGGATCATCATTCCAATGTTTTATGAAAAGAACTTAATTGGATTTCAGGGAAGAGCACTGGGTATCAATAAGATTAAATATATCACTGTAATGCTTTACGAAGATGCACCGAAAATTTATGGACTTGATGATGTTAAAAAAGACGAAACTGTTTACGTTACTGAAGGACCGTTTGATTCCACATTCCTTTCAAATGCAATTGCTCTGTGCGGAGCTGATGGTGATATTAGTAAGTGGGGGATTTGCGATCCTGTGTGGATCTATGATAATGAACCACGAAATTCAGAAATTCACACAAGAATCTCAAAGTGTATTGATCGTGGAGAAAAAGTTGTAATCTGGCCCAATAATATTCAGGAAAAAGATATTAATGATATGATTCTTTCTGGACACAACGTTAAGGAAATGATTGAATCAAATACATATGTAGGATTAGAAGCAACACTTAAATTTACTACCTGGAAAAAAATATGAGTAACGGTCTTAAGGTTAAAAAAAGAAGTGGCCACGTTGAGCAAATAGATCTTGATAAGATGCATTTAATGGTTGATGAGGCATGTAAGGGTCTTGCAGGGGTTTCTGCATCACAAGTTGAGATACAGTCTGGAATTCAATTTTATGATGGCATTACAACATCAGAAATTCAGGAGATTCTGATTCGTTCTGCATCAGATCTGATTGATTTAGAACATCCGAACTATCAATTTGTTGCTGCCCGTCTGCTTCTCTTTGCGGTTCGTAAGCAACTTTATGGAAAGATGCAGGAACTTCCACATCTTGAGAAACATATTATGGACTGCGTTTCCGCAGAAGTTTATGATTCTGATATTTACAATAAATACTCCAAGGAAGATATTGATGCTGTAAATTCATTTATTCGTCATGATCGTGATTATCTGTTTACCTACGCAGGATTGCGTCAGGTAGTTGACAAGTATCTTGTACAAGATCGTAGCACTGGTGGAGTTTATGAGACTCCACAGTTTATGTACGTTATGATCGCACTCACAATATTTGCGGAATATCCCAAAGAAACCAGACTTTCATACGTCAAGAGGTATTATGACGCAATCTCAAGACACAGAATCAACATTCCGACACCAATCATGGCAGGGGTCAGAACCCCACTTCGTCAATTTGCATCTTGTGTTCTGGTTGATGTTGATGACTCCCTCGATAGTATCTTTAGCAGCGATATGGCTATTGGCAGGTATGTCTCACAGAGGGCTGGTATCGGTATCAATGCAGGCAGAATCCGTGGCATCAACAGCAAAATCAGAGGGGGAGAAGTTCAGCATACAGGTGTTATCCCATTCCTCAAAAAGTTTGAGTCAACTGTTAGGTGCTGTACACAAAACGGGATTCGTGGTGGAAGTGCTACTGTCCACTTTCCAATCTGGCACCAAGAAATAAATGATATATTAGTTCTCAAAAATAACAAAGGAACCGAAGACAATCGTGTTCGTAAGTTAGATTATTCAATTCAGATTAGTAAAATATTTTATGAAAGATTTATTCAAGATGGTGAGATTACGCTTTTCTCCCCGCACGATGTACCTGGACTATATGATTCTTTCGGAACAAACAAGTTTGACGATTTATACGTTCAATACGAAAATGATTCGTCTGTTCCGTCAAAAAAGATTAAGGCACAAGAACTTATTCTCAATCTTCTCAAAGAAAGAGCAGAAACAGGTAGAATCTATATTATGAATATAGATCACTGTAATACTCATAGTTCTTTTATTGATAAGATTGAGATGAGTAATCTTTGCCAAGAAATTACTTTGCCAACATTTCCAATTCAGCATATTGATGAGACAACAGGAGAAATCGCACTGTGTATTCTTTCTGCCATTAATGTTGGTAAAGTCAAGTCCGATGATGAACTTGAAGAACTTTGTGAACTTTCTGTTCGTGCTCTCGAAGAACTGATAGATTATCAAAAGTATCCTGTACTAGCAGCAGAAGTTGCCACAAAGGCACGGAGATCTCTTGGAATCGGTTATATTGGTCTGGCACATTATCTTGCTAAACTGGGGTTCAAATACGACTCTCAAGGAGCATGGGATGCGGTTCACGGACTTTCAGAATCCTTTCAATATTTTCTTCTCAAGGCATCAAATAAGATTGCTCAAGAAAAGGGATGCTGCGAATCTTTTGGACGCACCAAGTATTCTCAAGGTCTACTCCCGATTGATACCTATAAGAAAGATGTGGATGAAATCTCTTCAGTCAAACTTCAACACGATTGGGAAGGACTCAGAGCATTGATTCTGAAACACGGTCTCAGACACTCCACACTGTCCGCACAGATGCCTTCCGAGAGTAGTTCTGTGGTATCTAACGCAACTAATGGTATCGAACCTCCTCGGGGATTTCTGTCCATCAAGAAATCCAAGAAGGGTCCATTGAAACAAATTGTTCCTCAATACGCAACACTTAAAAATAATTATACGTTGCTCTGGGATATGAAAAGTAATGATGGATATATTAAAATTGTTGCGATGATGCAGAAATTCTTTGATCAGGCCATCTCTGGAAACTGGTCTTATAATCCAGAAAATTATTCAGACAATGAAGTTCCAGTTTCAATAATGGCAAATGATTTTCTGACTACATACAAGTATGGGTGGAAAACTTCTTACTATCAGAATACCTATGACATTAAAACTGATGAAGTGATAGAAGAAAAGAAACCCAGTTTAAATGACCTAATTCATGAGTTAAGCAAAGTAGAGGAGGGAGAGTGTGAATCTTGTACAATCTAAAGTTTCTTCAATGGAGAACAAGATGCAAGTCAAAGGCATGACTGTTTTCAATACGGAACAAGTCAATACTAAAAAACAACCAATGTTTTTTGGAAAACCTTTGGGAATTCAACGTTATGATTCTTATAAGTATCCAATCTTTGACAAGTTAACAACTCAACAACTAGGGTATTTTTGGAGACCTGAAGAGGTTTCCTTGCAAAAAGATCGAGGTGATTATCAAACGTTAAGAGACGAACAAAAACATATCTACACATCTAATTTAAAATATCAAATTATGCTAGATAGTGTACAGGGTCGTGGTCCCGGATTAGCATTTCTTCCATATTGTTCTTTACCAGAACTGGAAGCATGTATGACTGTCTGGGAGTTCATGGAGATGATTCATAGTCGTTCTTATACGTACATAATCAAAAACATATACTCAGATCCATCTGAAGTGTTTGATACAATTATTACTGATGAGCGCATTCTTGAACGCGCTAAGAGTGTTACAGAATCATATGATGATTTTATAATCGCAGCACAGAATTATGGATCATCCGATCAATGGATGTATCAACTTGAGCAAGTTCCATTAGCAAAAGAAACACTCAATGATGTCAAAAGGAAGTTGTACAGAGCAATTGCAAATGTTAACATTCTTGAAGGTATTCGGTTTTACGTTAGTTTTGCTTGCAGTTTCGCCTTTGGCGAACTTAAGCTTATGGAAGGATCCGCTAAAATCATTAGTCTCATCGCAAGAGACGAAAATCAACATCTAGCACTTACTCAAAATATTATGAATAAGTGGAGAGAAGGTGATGATCCCGAAATGCAACAGATTGCAAAGGAAGAAGAAGAGTGGGTTTATGCAATGTTTGATCGTGCTGTCAACGAAGAGAAAAGATGGGCTGACTATCTTTTCAAGGATGGTAGTATGATCGGATTAAACGATAAACTTCTTCAGCAATATGTTGAGTGGATTGCGAATCGCAGACTCAAGGCAATAGGATTAAAACCGCAATATGATATCGCAGCAAACAATAACCCACTTCCTTGGACTCAGCACTGGATTTCCTCTAAAGGTCTCCAGGTCGCACCCCAGGAAACTCAAATACAGTCTTATGTAATCGGTGGAATCAGACAAGATGTGAAAAAGGATACATTTAGTGGGTTTAAACTTTAATTGACTTTAAGACTGAAATAGTGTATTATATAAATAATAGTAGGTAAGTTCAGTCTTAAAATGAATAACTATATTCTTTACTATTATTTGAGGGAGGACTTCGGTTCTCCCTTTTATGTTGGTTACGGAAAACCAAGAAGAATACACTCAAAACATCTGAGAAGTAATGGAGCAAATCTACTACCACCAAGAGAAAGAAGATGGGTTGTAAAATCTGGTTTATCTAAAGAAGAAGCAATAGAGTTGGAAATAAAACACATAGCACTTTGGAAAAGAAAGTGTGATGGTGGGGTTTTATTAAATCAAAATCTTGGTGGGGAAGGAAAACCTGGAGGACAAAAAACAAAAGGTTTTGGTGGTAGAAAACATACTGAAGAAGCAAAGAAAAAAATAAGTGAAAAGGTTGCTGGTAAAAATAATCCAAGATATGGTTCTAAATTATCACAAGAAACAAAAAATAAAATAAGTCAAAATAGAGCACCAAAGTTTGGTAAAGATAATCCAAACTCCAAGACTTGGAAAATTACCTCTCCAAAAAATAAAGAGTATGTTATTGTTGGAGCATTAAAAGGGTTTTGTAAATCTCAAAATATTTCATATGCAACTATGAGTGCTGCAATAAAGTATAATAGAAAAGGACCAAGAAGAAATGGATGGAGTATTGAAGAGAAAGTTTAGAATATCACTACCAGAAGATGAGTGTGTGATAAAACTTCAGGAGTATTGTAAGTTCTCTTTTACACTTTTAAAAATACCAGTCATATCAAAACCTTTTTGTATTGATGTAAACTGCCACAATAATGTAAATCATTATGTAGAAACTTATGGTGGAGAAAAAATAAGTGGGTATTATTTAATTACGGATGTTGATGACGACACTTACGGATGTGCGATATATCATAGTATTTGGAAAAATACTTATGGAGATTTGGTCGATATAACACCTTTTGAAGATGGTAGAGAATATAATATGTTTTCTGTGATGAATACTAAAGAATATTACTCTGGAGTTGCTTATGATGGAAAAGAATATAAAATATTAGAATCTGGAATGAATGTTTTATAAAAGACACATTTAGCGGTTTCAAACTTTAATATTAAGTATAGATAGGGGAGTAATCAACACTCCCCTTTTTTATGCCAAGAAATGAAATGAGTAAAGACGAACTCAAAGTTCGTGTATTGAAATTAAAACACAAGTTATATGAAGATCAAGTAAATCAACTTATTACGAATCCCAAGGTTCTGGCTCATAAATATTTGGACGAAGTTCTTAACATTATTGATGAGTATAGGGTGTAATTACGATAATCCTTGGATTTATGAAGAGAAAATATTTGACTCAGATCAGATCCAAGATTATTACGGGTTTGTATATCTTATACGAAATACTCTCAATCATCGGAGTTATATTGGTAGAAAGTATTTTTGGCAATTCCGAACACCAAAAGGAAAAAATAGAAAAGTGAAATCAGAGTCAGATTGGAAGAAATATTATGGATCCTGTCCGGAACTTAAAGAAGACATTCAGAAATTTGGTAAAGAAAACTTTACAAGAAATATTCTTTCACTTCACAGAACAAAAGGAAAAACAAATTTCGAAGAAACCAGACAACTCTTTATTAATGGTGTTTTGACGGAATCTTTGGAAGATGGAACACCAGAATTTTATAATTCAAATATTTTGAGTCGATATTTTAGAAAGGACTATTTTAATGTATAAATTTATTAAAAAAATCCTAAAGCACTTGACGGAAGAACCAAGTGCTCCTATAGTGATAGAGGAAACTTCCAAAGACATTATTATGGAAACACAGATTGAACCCATCGTACAGGTTCGTAACTGGGCAATTGAACGAATCCGAACAGCAGAGGATTATGATACTGCCCGTGCCATCGCAGGCGAATTTGAGGAATGGTTAGATCTTGATGGTCAAGATGAGATTTCTTATATTTGCCTGGAAGATGATAGTACCTTTGGAGATCAGGAAATTGATGTTCGGTAAACCAGATTCTTGACAAAACCTAAATAATAAAATATAATGCTTAAGCAATCCTTAAAAAGGTTGCTTTTTTATTATGAGATTTTGACGTGACAACCTAGAGCCGTGGAAGATGCCCTTCGAGAGAGGTGGTATACCCCTCTTCTATACGGATGCCGAATTCTATTAAACTTAATGCTATTTTCAACAATTACACTCCTTTCAGTCTTAACTGCGTTTTCATCACCACTACTCTTACCAGTGAGTGCTCCACCAGTTCCTGAAAAAGAAGGACTCGAACTATCTGTTCAAGAACTTCCAAATCAGAAAGACACCAAATCTGAAAAACTAAACATTACAGAAACGAAGGTCGAAAATAAA